GCGTTACAAAGGACGTATTCACGCCTACGAGATTGGCAACGAACTTCAGTTGCCGGATTTCCTGTTCCCGTGGGATCAGGCGAACCGCAAGACGTGCGCGAAGATGCACAAGAGGGCTTACAACACGATCAAGACGGTGGACCCTGACGCCCTGGTGGGCACAGCGTCCATCTTGCCCAGGAAGTCATCGGGTGGCGTGAAGAAGGGCGGCAAGTACCTGGACGAGATCGCCAAGGTTGCTGGCAAGACGAGCAGCGGCAAGCAGAAGGCGTGGCCTGCTGATTTCGTGGCTTGCCACATTTACCCGACCATTGGGGAGAACTACCCTGAATGGGCTGACTACTACAAGGAAGTGAAGTCAGCGAGCAAGGAGCGCGGAGGCCCAGGCAAAGTGTGGGTCACGGAATCTGCGTGGGATTTGTTAGGGCCTGTCACGGATGACGCTAAGGGTCAGAACATGATGCGGAAGGTGCGTGAGAAGCACAAGGGGTATGTATTTTGGTATGCGTATGACAGGCCGGATTTGGGGGGCACGGGCGGCTTGATGAAAGAGGGCACGCTGACGTGGGGAGAGTTGGAGAAGTTCCGTGCCTAGGGAGAGCAAGACGATTGTCCTGCCGTGGACGAAGCCGCTGCTGAACCTGAACAGCCGTCAGCATTGGGCAGCGAAGGCGCGTGACACGGAGCAGGTGCGAAGCGTGACAGCGTTGTTGTGCAGGGACGTTGCACGGGCTGACAAGGTGCGTGTCGTCCTGTCTTACGCGCCACGGGACAAGCGGCGCAGGGATGCCGACAACCTTGTCGGGATGCTGAAGCCGATCTGCGACGGCATTGTGGACGCGGGTGTTGTGCCTGATGACACGCCAGAGTTCATGGTCAAAGAGATGCCCGTGATCAAAGAGCCTGCGGGTAAGCACGCTCGCATGGAACTGCTGGTGGAGGCTCTTGATGAATGAGAAGTGGCTGCGGTTCACGCTGGCTGTAACGGTTCCGATCACGTTCGCGTTGGTGCTTATCGGCGCGACGTTCCGTGATAGGCAAGTCAATGAGGCGATTGCCGGTGGGCTGATCGCTGTCCTGGGCGCAATCGTTGCGCTGTTCGCTACAAAGAACGGAGGGAAAGGTGATGGAGAAAAATAAGTTTGATGACGCTCGTGACGAGATGCTGTCGAAACTGAAAGACATTGTCGCGGAGAAGCACCCTGGCGAGGATCACCCGCAGGACACCGTTGAGGAGGTGTCGAAAGATGCGTAACGTGGAACAGGCACTTGCCTGGTTGGAGAAGGAAAGCAAGACGCCTTCGCAGTCGTGGAAGGGACTTTGTCAAAGCAGTGCTCGATCGTGCTACTCCATGCCGGCGTGGGCTCCATCGGCCAAGGACGCGTGGGCAGCGGTCGGGTCGAAATACAAACACCCGATCACGCGGTACGACGACAAGGAATGGTGGGCAAGCATTCCCGCTGGCGCAATCATCTACTCCATCCCGTCGAACAGTAAGTACGGTCACGCGTGGGTTGCCGCTGGGGACATGAGCGCGTGGAGCGTAGATTACAAACGGAGTGGGTACATCGACCTCGTAGACATACGGCTCAAAGGCTGGAACTCGTACTACCAGGCAACGGTGGGATGGATTGACGGCTGTCAGTGGTACACGGACAACCAACACAGGTTCAAGGGATTGCGTGTGGACTTGTGGGACGGCAAGATTCCTCCGTATGAGAACGTCAAAGCGGCTGACGACGATCGCAGTCTTGCTAATGCCGCTGTCTGGAGGCTTTCTTGCAGGCTGGCTGATCTCGGGTTTGCTTCTAAGAAGTACGTTCCGATCAAGTACGAGCAGACGTGGCCCGTGAAAATGATGGAGTCGTACAACGAAGTGCATGGCCCTGGAATGGAGGACCCGACTGTGATGGGTCCGAAAGCGTTCGATCGCATCTTCAAGAAAGGTGTGTAGTGGCGAAGAAGGATTGGCGGCTGGTTGCGGCTGGCGTGGACGGTTTCAACAAACCTAAGCGCACGCCGAACCACCCCACCAAGAGCCACGTTGTTGTTGCGAAGGAGGGCAGCAACGTCAAGACGATTCGGTTTGGGCAGCAGGGCGTGTCTGGCTCACCTGCGAAGAAGGGTGAGAGCGAGGCTGACCGGAAGCGTCGCAAGGCGTTCAAGTCCAGGCACGCGTCCAACATTGCAAAGGGCAAGATGAGCGCGGCGTATTGGGCCGACAAGGTGAAGTGGTAGTGCTGCTCCTGCGCCACGCGTAGATCCCGCTGATAGAGGCGATTTCGGACCCGGTGTTTCACACGTACAGCGTGCCGCTGTAGGGTTAGCGCCATGCGCTAGACAGGTTGAGCCCCCGACAGGGCGACGCTTCGGCAGTAGACCGGGTCACGCGCACGGCACTTGACAACAGAACACAGGACGCAACGGCGCAGCGCACACGCGCCCCCAGGTCGGCTGGTGGGTGGCAGCGCGGAGAAGCAGAAGTGCACCGCACGAGGCCAAGCCTCTATCAAGCGCAATGCACGGCGAGCGAACTCCTGTAGCGATGGGCGTGGACGGTCTGTATTGGATCTCAGGCACGGGGTTTGCTTCGGCATGACCTCGTGCTTGGGGTGGAGTGCAGACCGCACTCCTGACAACAACAACAGTTCAGGAGAACAACATGCAGAACGTACAAGAGGACGTCACGTCTTTCACGTACAACGAAGCGCAGTACGACCACGGCAGCGACAACAAAGTTGCGTGCGAGGACCGCATCGAAATGCTGGAGACTGCAAACACGCTGCTGGTTGGTGCTGAGTTTGAGGCGCACGACAAAGTGACGCACAAGTTGCAGACGACGCAGCGGCAACTCAACGCAGCACGAGATCGGTACATGGAAAAGGGCCTGGCGTACAACCGCCTTGAAGAAGCAATGCAGCAGTTCTACAACGACCTGCGCGCTGCTGACCCTGGTGCGGACGTTGCGTCCATTGTTGATGGGTTCGAATCGCTGTGCCAACAGCACAGCATTCCGCTGACAAAGACTGTGGAGGTAAAGGTCACAGTTGAGTTGGAGGTTGAGGTTCCAATCGGTGCTGACCTTGTTGATTTGAACAACGTGGACGTTGGCATTGACCCAGAAGGCATCACGTTCACAGCGTGGAGCAAGGAGACGCTGGACGTTGATGACTTTGAGATTGCTGACTGCGAGGTTGGACGCACACTTTGGTCTGACTAGCAAGTAGCCCTGACGGTCGCAGCGCGGGTTCGACTCCCGCGCAGGGCGCGCAACGACCTTCCAATGGTCTTGTAGCAACACCGTCCAACAACAACAGAGCAGGAGATACACATGCCTGAGAACTACTACCGTCCTCGTGGCCCGTTCACGCGCCGCCCTGGTCGGTTGGCAGAGAACGCTTTGGCGAAGGCAAACAACAATGCTTGGCTCGCGTATGCACGCAAGATTGAGTGCAAGTGCTGCAACCGCACCGCCGATCAAACGGACGGCACTTGGTACCAAGGGTCAGCACGCGGCGCTGAGTTTGTGTGTGATGGACACGTTTGCTTCGTTGATGACACAACTTGTCGCGAGTGCAGCAGCGCGCCGTTTGTGACTACTCCGATCCGTTAGTTCGGGGCGCCCTGATGGTCGCAGCCAGGTTCGACTCCTGGCAGGGCACGCAACGCAACAATGCAGTTGCACCAATACAGAAAAAGGAAGTGATTGAAATGGCACATGCCATTGAGCAGTTCGAAGATGGAACTAGCGCGTTCTTCTCCAACCGTGTTCCGGCTTGGCACAAGTTGGGCGAGGTAACGGAAGGCGCGCTGACAGCGGAGGACGCGTTGAAGATTGCGCAGTTGGATTGGCGCGTCTACAAAGCGACTGAGCCTGTCACGACAACGGTTCTGACGGACGATGGTGTGGCGACGCTGCCTGTTGAGGGCAAGTTCGCCACGTACCGCAATCACCCCAAGTTGGGCGTGCAAACGCTGGGCATCGTTGGCAATCAGTACGAGCCGGTGCAGAACGCGGAAGCGTTCGCATTCTTGTCGCTGCTTGTGGACGAGCATGGCGCAGCGTTTGAGACGGCTGGCAGCATCAACGACGGCAAGCAGGTGTTCATCAGCATGAAAATGCCGAAGGACGTGCTGGTCGGCGGCGAGGACATGATTGAGTCGTACGTGGTGTGCACAACTGCGCACGACGGCACAGGCGCCTTCCAGGTGGTTGTGACTCCGATCCGTGTCGTTTGCCAGAACACGCTGAACATGGCGCTGGGTCGTGGCGGCGCACGGCAGCGTTACGCAATGAAGCACACGCGTAACGTGAGCAGCCGTGTGCACCAGGCACGCGAGACGCTGGGCTTGACGTTCCGTTACATGGAGGCCTTTGAGAAGAAGGCTGAGGAACTGATTGCGCAGGAGATGTCGGACAAGCAGTTCGCAGCGTTCGCCAAGAAGTTGGTTGTGCCTGGTCGTGAGACTGAGCGCAGCGCATCGAACGCGGAGAACAGGCAGCGCGAACTCATGGCGCTGTGGCGTGCTGACACGCAAGCCAACATCCAGGGCACGCGCTGGGCTGCGTACAACACCGTGGCTGAGTGGGTGGATTGGGCACGTCCCGTCAAGGGCAAGGACAAGGACGCACGGCGAGCAATGCGCACGCTGTCCGGCAAGTCCGACCAGATGAAGCAGCGTGCTTTGGCGCTGCTCTAGCAGCAACCTTGCAGCAGGTTCGTCCACGGGAAACCGTGGGCGTTCCTGTCACCAGGTTGGTGACAAGCCGCGGAAGCGGCATCCAATGAATGGAGACCGTTATGGGTAAGGCACGAGATTACTCTCAGGCAGTTGCCGCACGTCTGGAGTGGAGCAAGACGTACAAGAATGACACCGCTGGTGGTGTTCTGTACGTTGAGTTCCAGGACAGCGATGTGAAGGTGGGAACTGTTGTGCGTGACAAGGAGGCGCAGGTGTACGTGCCCTCCACGATCAACGGCAAGAAGGTTGATCTGGAACCGCGTGCGAATCTGAAGCAGGCAGTGAAGTCCATTCTGCTTGCCAAGGGCTGCGTCGCAGGGCTGGACGTGAAGCGCGCTGAGTTGGTGACTGCGTGAGTCAGAACCGCGTGTGCGACACGCAGACATTGCAGTTCCTTGCACAGCAGGCGCGCAGACACAAGTTCAACCGCCAGGTGAACCTGGATTGGGCTGCGCGTGAGTTGGACGAAGAAGGCACGCACCTGTTGAAGTTGGTGCTGTGGGGCCACAACGGCTCGCACAGCACCGAACTGCATCATCGCGTGTTTGTTTTCGCCAAGGTGCTGGGTTCGCATGAGCCCGCGTTTGTCACATTGGACGTACTCGACATTGATTGGGTGCGTTTGACTACGGCGGACGAATACATGGCGTCCGTGTCGGCAGCAGACACGGAGGCAAGTACCGCAACATGAGCGCGCTACAGCGATACGATGTGAGCATGGAGAACTTGCTCACAACCAATCAAGTCGCTGAAGCACTACACGTTCAACCAAGCACGATCCGCGCTTACTTGGCGCGGGGCCAAATGCCCGAGCCTGATGTGCGCTACGGAGTAACTGCGCTCTGGCGCCCGACAACGCTTCGGCGTTGGCGACCGTCCACGTTTGCGTCCTGACTGTTCTGTTGTCGGGAGGCCCACTAGACCGCGTGTCTGGTGGGCCTCCTTCATTTTTCTTAGCGCGTGGCGCGTTGATGCTTGCGCGAGCATTGGAGACGCGTAACATCGTGCGCGTTGTTCCCCTCACAACATGAATACGTGCAATGTCACACCGTCATGCTGTGCTGGGTCCAACAAAGAAAGCGCCCCTGCCGGGCAGCAGATTCGGCAGGGGCAACAACAACAGCGTCGTGACTCTATCACGGTGCAGATTGGAAGTGTGGAATGAGTACGGAACTCATGATTACGTCTGAGCAGACAACCTGGTCAGACAAGCAGTTGAGCGCATTGCGGTCCATTGGCTGCGAGACGCAAAGCAAAGCCGACATGGCTGTGTTCTTCAACTACTGCGTGCGCACGGGCTTGGACCCGTTTGCAAGGCAGATCTATTTCATCTCCCGTGGCGGCAAGCCAACAATCCAGGCCAGCATTGACGGCTTCCGTGTCATTGCGCAGCGTTCTGGTGAGTACGCGGGGCAGACTGAGCCGCTGTGGTGCGGTGAGGACGGCGAGTGGAAAGACGTGTGGCTGGACAAGGAGCCGCCGTTTGCTGCCAAGGTGGGTGTGTGGCGCACAGGCTTTGCGGAGCCGTTGTACGCAGTTGCTCGCCGCGACTCGTACATGCCGCTGACGCGTGACGGCAAGCCGCAAGGTGTGTGGAAGCAGATGCCCGACGTCATGCTGTCGAAGTGCGCTGAGGCGTTGGCGTTACGTAAGGCGTTCCCGCAGGACTTGTCCGGTGTGTACGCAAGCGAGGAAATGGATCAAGCGCAGCGCACGCCAGCCGCGCCCGTTGAGAAGCCTGCCGCTGTGGAGCGCGCAGAGTGGACTGACGAGGACGTGGACAGCGCGCAAACTGTGTTGGCGACTGCGTTGTCGCTGACTGAGCGTGACGAACTGCTGTCGCTGTGGAAGTCGAATGAGAGCCTGCTGGACTGCCCGATTGGTGAGGGCAAGACGCTGCGCGTGCTGTTCAAGGCGCATGTGGACAGCGTGCTGGCTGACAACGTGCAGGAGGCGTCGTGACTGCTGTTCTCCTGTGCGTAGCGATTGTGATTGGCGCGTGCGTGATTGCGCACGAGATGGGAGCGCACCGATGACATGCAGCATGTGTGGCGGTCGCGGCTACTTCATCAAGCCTGACCTGTTTGGCGAGTGCATTGACCGCGAGCCGTGTGGCTACTGCGACAGCGCGCAAGTCAAGCAGGACAGGCGCGACGTGATTGCGTTCACGCGTGAGGAGGCAATCTCCCGCGTGGAACGTAACGCGAACAGGGATTGGAAGGACGTTGCGTACGAGACAGGTGTGCGGCTGGCTACGCAGCAGCAGCGCATTTTGTCTGAGGACATTTTTGACGCGATGCCTACAACCGTGGAGACGCATGAGAAGCGCGCAATGGGTGCTGTCATGCGTCGGCTGAACAAGAACGCAATCTTGACGCCGACTGACGAGTACGTGATGAGTCCGAGCCTTGCAGGGCACGGTCGTCCGTCACGCGTTTGGCGGTCCATGGTGTTCGGGAGGCAGTTGTGAGCGCGAGCGTTGAGCGTTGCGGCAACTGCGGCGCGTGGAAGTGGTGCACGCACGCGTGCAAGACGTGCGAGGTGCGGTCATGGAGTTGAGCAACCAGACATTGACTGCGCGTGGTGTTGCGTTGAGCAAGGAGTTGGACTCTGCCTGGGAGAAGTTGGAGGCCGCTGAGACGCGCTTTGCTGAGGCTGAGCACGCCTACAAGATGGCGTCCAGCAATGCGCGCATGAGCGTGCAGGCTCGCTATGCGGACAAGGGAGTCAAACTGACGGTGCAGGAGAAGGACGACATGGCGTTTGTGCAAACGTCTGACCAGCACCTGGCTTTCGTTACCGCTGACGCGTATGTTCGTGCAGCGCGTGCAAACCTGAAGCGCGTGCAAGTCCAGGTGGACATTTGGCGCAGCCTGAACAGCAGCCAGCGAGCAGCGATGGAGTTGGTGTGATGCGTAACGTGAGTGATGAGCAGGACTTGGTTGATTGGACTGCTGACCTGTTACGCATTGCGTCCACTAGCACGGAGCGTTCGCAGCAGACGCGTATTGGGCCAAGCGAGGTTGGGTTCTGTGCGCGTAAGACGTGGCACAGGCTGCGCAACGATCAGGGCAGGAACGAGGTTGTGCACGCGCCAACGTTCTACGGCACGGCTATTCATGCCGCGTTGGAGACTGCGTTGGCGCTGGACGATCCGTTTGGCGAACTGATGCGTGAAGTGACTGTGGAGCGTGACGGCTTGCTTGGGCATGTGGACCTGTATGTGCCTGGGCAGGGGCTTGTCGTGGATTGGAAAACGACGACGAAGAAGAACCGTCGGTATTTCCCGTCGCACAGTCAGTTGATGCAAGTGCACCTGTACGCGTGGATGTTGCAAGGCATGGGCTACGACGCGCAGCGTGTCGCGCTGGTGTGCCTTTCGCGTGACGGAACTGAGCGTGACGTGAAAGCGCATCTCCAGGACTACGACGGCTCTGTAACTGCGGAGGCGTTGGAATGGTTGGCTGACGTAGAAAATGCTGTTGAGGCGCCTGCTCCGGCTTTGTCGGGGGTTGTGTGTGCGCAGTATTGCGAGTTCTACGGCACGCATTGCGGAGGCAAGCAATGATCGGGGACCAGGGCTTTGCTGCTGTGCCCAACTCTGTTTGGCGTGAGTACGACGGTCCGTTGGCGTTGTTCTGCCTGCTGCGTTACAGGGCTGACAACGCAACGGGCAAGTCGTGGTGGTCGCATGAGTCAATGGCTGCTGACCTGGGCGTGTCACGTGCGTCTGTGCTGCGTTGGCTGCGCAAGTTGGAAGACGCTGGACACGTTCTCGTTGAGCGTCGCGTTACGGAAGTGGGTCAAACGTCCAACCTCTACACAGTTCCAGGTGTAGCAGATCTGCAACACCCGGGTAGTGCAAATCTGCAACACGAACTAATAAACAACACACAACTACAACTACAGGAGTCTCAGTTACAAGAAACTAAAAAAGACAATGTGTCTTTTGATGACTTCTGGAAGGTGTACCCGCGTCGTGCTGGCAAACAGGCAGCGCGCAAGGCGTGGGACAAGGCAGTCAAGGACACGCCTTCGGTGATTGTGCTTGCTGCCGCTGCTGCGTTTCGGGACGACCCGAACCGTGAGGACGAGTTCACTCCGCATCCTGCAACGTGGCTCAACCAAGGCAGGTGGGAGGACGACCCGTTGCCTGCACGCGCTGGACGCAAAACAACGGGTGAGGCTCGCGATGACGAACTGTCACGCGTGATGCGTAACGCAATGGAGTACGACCAACAACAGCAAAGGAGCATCGAAAGTGAATAAGACGGAAGTCGCTGCGCTAGTTGCGCTGCTGAACCGAACGAACCCGCTGAACACGTTTGACGAGGCCAAAGTGGACGCGTGGTTTGCCGTGTTCACGGAGGAAGCGCCGGACATGGAGGCGTCGTTTGTGATGCGCTGGGCAGCAAAGCGCGCCAGCAGCACGGACGACTTGACGCTGCCAAGCCACGTTGTCAAGGCGTGGAAGGACCACAAGGTCTACCAGCACGACGTAACGCTCGTTGGTACGCAGAACGAGGCGCATTGCAAGCAACCGGATTGCCAATGCACGCACACAGGCGGCTGCTACAAAGGCTGGTTCGACAGCGACTACACGACAACGCCTTGCCCTGTGTGCAGGAGCAGCCTGAGCCTGGTGCTGCAAGAGGTTGCGCCGCTGGGCTACAGGACGGAAGTTGATTACACACGCATCAGGACGCGTGACAAGGACGCATGACACGAACGCGTGTCACGTGTACGGTGATTGACGCCTACGAAGGAGGCAGGAAATGAAGGTTGCAGCAATGCTCGTCGCCGCAATGGTGTGCGTCGCTGGCGGTGCAACTCCAGCACTTGCAGACGATCACTTCAACTACAAGAACCCATGGAAGCCAACGAAGAACGTCAAGGACATACCGAACAGTCTGTACCGTGGCTTCCATTACGAGAAGAAGTGGGAGCCGTTTCGCAAGTGTGTTCTCGCGAGAGAGTCGGGGTCAAACTTCAAGGCAGACTCCAGCGGAGGCAGCGGGGCATTTCAATTCGTCCAGAGTACCTGGGACGCATACGTTGTGAAGGTTGATCCTGGGTATGTCGGCGTGCGACCACACAAGGCGCCGCCGTACTTGCAGGAAGAAGTGTTTTGGATTGCTGCGAATCCGTATCCTAAGAAGTCGGGGCTGCGTGGACGTGGGCATTGGTCTGCGTCGCACGCGCACGGCGCTGGGTACACAGGAGTGAAAGATTGCTAGACGTGCAACCACGCTTGGCATAGCCGTGGTTGGTGCGGCGGGGTCCGTGAGGGGAAGCATGGCCCCGCCGCACGCATAACGGAGGGGACGATGGACAAGAAACTGCGCGCTCTCGTTGTTGAGCGTGACAAGTGGTGTGCTGTGTGCGGCTTGCCGCTGCCGGTGCTGCCAGCAGTTCACCACCGGAAACTGCGCTCGCAGGGCGGCAAGGACGAGGCGTGCAACTTGATTGCGCTGCACCATCATTGCCACAACATCGCGCCGAACTCCGTACACCAGAATCCCGCGTTCTCGTATGAGCGTGGGTGGATGGTCCCGTCGTGGGGCGATCCAGCAACAACTCCGGTCGTGTTCTCAGACGGGCGGGTTGTTACGTATGACAATGACGGCAACACACACACAGAAGGGAAACACCATGGCTGGTGAAGCAATCATTAGCGTCACGGGAAACGTTGGCGCTGATCCAGAGGTACGGTTCTTGCCTAGCGGGAAGGCAGTTTGCTCGTTCTCGCTGGCGAACACACCGTCGCGTTACAACAAAGATGAGAACGCGTGGGTGGATCAGGAGACTGTCTGGTTCCGCATTGCGCAGTTCGACAAGCGCGGTGAGGCAACAGCGGAAGCGGTGCGCAAGGGCGATCGTGTCGCTGTGCACGGCAAACTGACGCAATCCACGTACACGAAGAAGGACGGGTCCGAGGGCAGGAGCCTGGAGATCAACGCTGACAGCGTCGGCATTGTGCCGCGTGCAGGGAAAGCCGCAGCGAAAGATGAGGCAGACCCATGGACGTGATGACTGACGACGTTGTTTGTCCTGTCTGCGAGCAGGCTGTGCCGCCGCTGCCGAACTACAAAGTGATGCGGGACCTCGGTATGTGCAGACAATGCGCAGCCCGTGCCGCAGCGGACAGCGTGCGTGACATGTACCGGCCTGCGCGTGCTGCGCAAGAACTGCGCTGGCCCACAATGCGCGCCGACGATGTGGCAAGCGTGCTGGGCATTTCCACGGTGAACCTGCGCCAACTTGTGCACCGTGGGCAGATTGAGCCGAAAGGCCGCGCTGGCAAGTGGAGTTACTACGACACGGACGACGTGCTGGAACTGTGCTTGCGGCGTGGCGTTACGTTGGTGCACACTCCGAACAGCCATACTGATCCAGAGTAAGGGGGCACACGCATGAACGTGCAAACAATCAAAGTGACGGACCTGGTGCCGTACCCAGGCAATCCACGTCGCGGCAACGTCAAGATGATTGCGGAGAGCCTGAAAGCGCACGGGCAGTACCGCCCGTTGGTTGTGCAGGAGTCCACGATGCACGTTCTTGCCGGCAATCACACGTTAGAGGCAGCCACGTCGCTGCGGTGGGACGAGATTGACTGTGTTGTTCTACCCGTGGACGACACGCAAGCCGCCAAGATTGTGCTCGTAGACAATCGCACGGCTGACACCGCGTACAACGACGTGGCTGCCCTAACGGAACTCCTGCAAATGCTGGACAGCGACTTGCTTGGTAGCGGCTACGAGGTCGCGGACTTGGAGGCGCTGTCGTTGCAGGAGACGGGTGCTGACTTGGACGACTTGCTGGACAAGGTTGGTGCACCGCAGGACAAGGACTTGTGGCCGTCGCTGTCAATGAAGGTGTCGGCGGCTACGTACAAGGCGTGGCAAGACCACGCGCAGAACTTTGAGGACGCAGACACGGCGATGAGGGCGGTGCTGGACGTACCGTGATCCCCGTCCTTTGCTCGTTCCACTACTTCCGCAGCACCAACATGGCTGACTTGCAGGCCGAGTACGGCAACCGCCTGGACGTGTTTGTGGACTCTGGCGCGTTCAGCGCATTGAACGCTGGCGCAAGCATCACAGTTGAGGACTACTGCGCCTGGTTGCGTGACAACGCGGAGAGCGTGAACTTCGCTGCTGCGTTGGACGTGATTGGGGACCCGAAGGCAACGCGAGCAAACGCGGACGCAATGCAGAGTGCTGTGGGCGATGTGTGCAAGGTGCTGCCCACTTTCCACGTTGGATCGCCGTGGGAGGACTTGGAGTCGTTGTGCAAGGACTACGACTTTGTGGCGCTGGGTGGTGCTGTCGCTGTGTCCCGCAGGCTGAAAGCGATGACGCAATGGCTTGTGCAAGCAATGCGGATCAGCAAGGAGCATGGCGTCGTCAATCACGGCTTCGGCCTAACGCGTGACCCGTTTCCTGGGCTGCTGCCGTTCTACAGCGTGGACTCGTCTTACTGGAAGTACGGCAAGATGGGTGGAGTGCTGCAACTGTGGGACGTGGAGCGTGCAGCGCACGTGAAGGTGCAGGCCGGCAAACGCTTGTCCGTGGACGAAGCAAGGCTCGTTTCGCGTTACGGCTTTGACTTGGCGCGCTTTCAGACACCTGGGTTCGGGATCGTGAGCAAGACGCAGGACGGTGCGCAAGCACAAGCGGAGTATCGCTACATGGCGCTCGCTGGCGCTCTAAGTGTGCTGCTGTGGCAGGAACACTTGCGCAGCGTAAAAACCGCTGTCCGTGCTCCACAGGGCGTATTTGGCGATGGTCTGAAGATGTACCTGGCGTGCAGCCCGAATCAGGACTTGCCGTACATCGCGGAGGCTTACGAGCGTGTGCAAGGTGTAGCGGCATGAAACCGCTTGTCGTGATCCCGTGCGGTGCAGCCAAGCGCGAGTACCCGTGCCAAGCGCATGAGATGTACGTCGGCAACTACTTCAAGGCGTGCCTCCGCTGGGCGTTACGCGTGACAACGCCTGAGCGTGTGCTGATCCTGAGCGCGAAGTACGGGCTGCTCCCTGTAGACAAGGTCATCGCGCCGTACGACGTGACGTTCGATGACGCGGATTGCATCAGCAAGGCTGAGGTGCGGCAGCAGGCAACCGCGATGGGCTTGCTGTCCGAGTCGAGCGTTCAGGTTGCCGCTGGCAAACGCTACGTGGACGTGACGCTTGCTGTGTGGCCTCACGCTGTGAACGTTGTGGACGGCAGGGGCCGAATGGGTTCTCAAATCAAATGGCTAATGAACGAGACGAAACGATTGGAGGCGGCGCAATGAGTGTTGTGCTGTTCAGCGGCGGCATGGATTCGACTGCGCTGCTCGCTGTGGAAGTGCAGGAGAAAGACCCTGTGGTGGCTGTGTCCATCAACTACGGGCAGCGTCACGCGAAGGAGATTGAGGCTGCGGCTGCAATCACAGCGCACTACAACGTGGAGCATGTTGTGGTGGACCTGAGCGTGCTGCAAGACGTACTGCGTAGCGCATTGACAGGTGACATGGACGTGCCGGACGGGCACTACGCGGAGCAGACGATGCGGCAGACAGTTGTGCCGAACAGGAACATGATCATGTTGAGCGTTGCTGCTGGCGTTGCATCATCGCGTGACACGAATCGCGTTGTGACAGCCGTACACGCTGGAGACCACTACATCTACCCAGACTGCCGACCTGAGTTCATTGAGGCCGTGAGCGCCGCGACAAGGCTTGGAACAGCCACGTTCGGGGACGTTGAGGTAGAAGCACCATTCGTTCACGTGACAAAGACGGACATCTGCAGGATTGGTGCAGCCGCTGACGCGCCGTTCCGCTTGTCGTGGAGTTGCTACAAAGGTGGATCAACGCATTGCGGCTCCTGCGGTACGTGTTACGAGCGCAGAGAAGCATTCCGCGACGCCGGCGTTATGGACCCGACTGTGTATGTGGCGACACCGACGTACAGCGTTCCGGAGGGAGTGCAGTGATCACAGTCAGCAAGGAGATTGAGTTCGACGCTGGGCATCGCGTCCCCAATCACGTCAGCAAGTGCAAGAACCCGCACGGGCACAGGTATCGGGTGCGCTTGACGTGCGCTGGCGAGATTGTTACGGACCCGCAGGACCCTGAGTATGGGATGCTGACTGACTTCGGTGCGCTGAAAACAATGCTCACGATGCTTGTCCACGACGTCCTGGATCACGCAATGATTGTGCACAAGGACGACGAGGCGCTGCTGGAGGCAATGTCGGGCAGGGATTGGAAGGTTGTTGTGTTCCCGCTTGTGCCTACTGCGGAGAACATGGCGCGCTGGGTGTGGATGCAATGCGGCAACCAGATCGAACGCACGTACGAGGGCAGGCTGTGGTTGCAGTTGGTCAGCGTGTGGGAGACACCAACGAGCGTCGCGCACTACTCGGAGCCACGTTGATTGCAGTAAGTGAAATCTTCGGCCCAACGGTGCAGGGGGAAGGCCCGTACATGGGGCAACGCTGCTCGTTCGTGCGGCTGGGCGGCTGCAACTTGTCGTGCAGTTGGTGCGACACGCCGTACACATGGGACGCAACGCGTTACAACCTGCGTGATGAGATCAGTAACGAGAGCGTGGAGGCGATACTGCTGCGCTTACCGCCAGACCCAGGCGTCATCGTCATCAGCGGCGGCGAGCCGTTGTTGCAGCAGAAGAAGCCAGATTGGACGACGCTCATGGAACGCTTGGGCAGCGTCAGCACGGGCGTCCACATTGAGACGAACGGAACAATCGCGCCCAACCCAGGCACGATGCTCGCGGACCACATCAGCGTCAGCCCCAAGCCGCCAAGCGCGCTCACAGGCGGCGACATAAGCCAAGACACCATGAACGCGTGGCGTTACGTCGCGGACAGTTTCGTCAGCCTCGCATGGAAGTTCGTCGCAAAGGACACAAGCGACCTGGATTGGGTAGACACGTTCACCACACAACACAAACTGTCACGCGAACAGGTGTGGGTGCAGCCCGAAGGAATCACCAGCAGGCAGCACCTAGAAACGCTACACAGGCTCGCCGACCACATCGTGGAACGCGGATACAACATCAGCACACGCCTACACCTACTCGCATGGAACGAGGAACGCGGAAGATGAACCTGGAACAACACATACGCGACCTCATCACGCACGTAGGAGACAACCCAAACCGCGAAGGCGTACAAGACACACCCAAACGCGTCATCAAAGCCCTACAAGAACTCTGCTGGGGATACAACGTGGACCCCGCCGACTACCTGCAAACAACCTTCCCCACCGAGCAAGTAGACCAAATGATCCACGTAACAGGCATCGAGTTCATAAGCCTCTGCGAACACCACATGCTCCCCTTCACAGGCACAGCCCACGTCGCCTACATCCCACAAGAACGCGTCGTCGGCCTAAGCAAAATCCCCCGACTCGTCACCGCATACGCAGCACGCCTCCAAATCCAAGAAAACCTCACACAACAAATCGCCGACACACTCCAACAACAACTCAACCCCAAAGGCGTAGGCGTAACACTCACAGCCCACCACAACTGCATGGGCATCAGAGGCGCACGACAACCCAACGCACAAATGACAACCACAGCCCTCACAGGCGCATTCCTCCACCAACCCGAAGTACGATCCGAATACCAAACATTCGCGTGACACACCGGAGGCAACCCATGGCACGCACACACGGCAAACGCGCAGAAGAAGCACGCGAGAAAGAAGCCAAAGCCCTAGAACTACGCAGAGCAGGCGTCACATACGACGTCATCGCAGCACAAGTGGGCTGGGCCGATGCAGCCACAGCGAACAAAGCCGTCCGACGCGCCATAGCACGGTCCATGCAGGACGACGTGGAAGCCGTCAGGGAGATAGAACTAGACAGGCTGGACAGGCTGGAACGCAGCGTGTGGGCGAACGCATTGCAGGGCGACTTGGGCAGCGTGCGCGCAGTCCTGAACATCATGGAGCGCAGAGCGAAGATGCTGGGCATTGACGCACCTGCGAAGGTGAGCGCGGAAGTTACCGCGTACCAGGGCGGCACGGACATTGACAGGGAGGTGGAACGTCTTGCAGAGACCCTCGCACTACTTGACAGTCAGCGCCAGAATGGTGTGGACCCAACAGCAAGCAAGGGACAACCAGAAGGCTCCCCAAACGGCGTGGCACACCTGGGTGATTCTTAGCGGTCGCGGCTGGGGCAAGACACGCACAGGCGCGGAGTGGCTGGCGTACCAAGCCGTGAACAACGACCGGACGCGCTGGGCTGTAGTGGCGCCAACGTTCAGCGACGCACGGGACACCTGCGTTGAGGGAGAAAGCGGCTTGCAAAGCGTCCTGAACAGGTACCGCATGATCCACAGGTGGAACAGGAGCCTGGGCGAACTTGACTTGCGTAACGGCAGCAAGATCAAACTGTTCAGCGCGGAAGAACCAGAACGGTTGCGTGGACCGCAGCACCACGGCGCATGGTGTGACGAACTCGCAGCGTGGCGTTACGACGACGCGTGGACGCAACTACAGTTCGGCCTCCGGCTGGGGCAAACACCGCAAACAGTTGTCACGACCACGCCGAAGCCACGCAAACTGCTGCGCAGCCTCATTGACAGGGACACCAGCATCGTCACAACGGGCAGCACGTTCGAGAACGCCGACAACTTGTCTCCCGCAGCGTTGGAGGAACTGCGCACCCTGTACGACGGGACACGCACAGGCAGGCAGGAACTGCACGGGGAACTGCTGGACGACGTTGAGGGCGCGTTGTGGACGTGGAAGATGATTGACGACTACAGGGTGACGCACACGCCTGACGACGTGGTGCGCCGCTACGTAGCCGTGGACCCTGCTGTCACGTTCACGCGGGAGAGCGACGAGACAGGCATCATCACGGCAAGCATCACAAGCAATGGGCACATCTACGTGGAGCGCGACGCAACTACGCGTGACACGGTTGATGGGTGGGCAAGGAGCGTCTGCATTGAGTACGACCGTGCGCAAGCAGACGCAGTCATCGTGGAAAGCAATCAGGGCGGGGACATGAACGAAAGCATCATCAAGAGCGTGGACCCAACCGTGAACGTGCGCCTTGTGAACGCGACACGCGGGAAACGCTTACGCGCCGAGCCTGTCGCTGCGCTCGCGGAGCAGGGCAAGATTCACCACGTAGGCGCGTTCCCTGACCTGGAGGAGCAGATGACGTCTTGGACACCGGAGGACAAGCAAAGCCCTGACAGGCTGGACGCGCTCGTGCACGCTGTTACCGCGCTCACGACAACACGCGTACCGCAAGTGGCGCAGTTGTTGCGCACGTAGACTGCGATCCCGGTAGAGTCACGCCTGGAGGTACGCGATGCTCCTAGAGGATTATCAAGACGCAATCGATCAGACGATTGCTTTCACGCAAAGCCGTGCGCTCACGTTGCGCTGGAACTACTACGTGGGCAACCAGCCCAAGATCTATCTCACGCCTAAGTTGGCTGAGACGTTCCGCGCCTTGTCGGACAGCCTGACGGAGAACTACTGCGGGTTCGCTGTGAACAGCCGTGTCCACCGTATGGAGATCAACGGCTGGGACGGCGACGGTGCTGTCACGGCGCAGGAGTTGTGGGAGCAGGATCACTTCCCGTTACGGCAGGACGCGTTCTACAGGTGGGGGCTTGTGCATGGGCACGCCTACATCGCTGTCACGCAAGACGGTGTGCACGCGAACCCCGCGAACGTCATGTACGCGCAACCAGACCCAGACGACTGGATGGCAGTCGCTTGGGCGGGTAAGTGCTGGGTGGAGGGGAACACTTGGTACGTGAGCGTGTGGGACGACGACAACGTGCGCCGTTACGAGGCGCGTGGGCAGACACGTAAGCAGGCACGCACCGTCACGACGCCTCCAGGCGCGAAAGACTTCAAGTTGCTGACGGAGGAAAGGCACGGCTTCGAACGTGTTCCTGTTATTGCTGTGAACCCGTACGGCTACCTGGGTGCGCCGCTGATTGACCAGATAAGCCCAATCCAAGACCGCATCAACAAGATCACGGCGAACAAACTTGTGGCAGCGGAGTTCGGTGCGTTCAAGCAGCGCGTGTTCTTCACCCGCCAGGAGGTAACACCGGAGGCGATACGGCAGCAGCCGGACACGGCGATTGTGCTGGACCCAGGCGACAGCGAAGCAAGGGCGAGCGTGCAGGAGTTGGGCGGCACGGACCTGCACAACTACGACGACGCGAAGAACAGCGAAGTGGACGCGTTGTTCACAATCGCTTCCCTACCGAAGCACATGCGAGTCAATGCAGGGTCGGACGCAAGCGGGGAGGCAATCAAAGCGGACGAAGGCCCGTTCGTGGAAGCAATCATTGACCACCAGCGGGAGTTCGGTAGCGCGTTGCAGCAAGCGTTCCAGATGCTGGACGTGGACGCGAACCCCGTCTGGCGTGACCCAACAGTCAATGACGACCTGAGTAACGCGAAGATTGTGGAGACGCTTGTGGGCGCGGGTATCCCGTGGCAGGTGGCTGCGGTGAAGTACCTGGGCATGACGCCGACGGAGATTGAGGAAGCGCAAGCACTTGTCACGCCGAGTCCTGTTGCGCAGCAGACAAACGCGTTCCTGTCGAACCCGCTGCTCGCTGACGAGTTGTGACGATCCCGGCTGCACCAGCCGCGCCGTCGCGGTACGCAGCCGAAGCGTGGCAGGCGGCGTATGACGACCTGGACGGGGAGATTGACAAGTGGGCACGGCGGCTTGCCAACAACAAAGACCCGCTGACAGTTTCGGAACGTAACAGGCTGCGCGTTCTCACGGAGGCTGTCCGTAACGTGACAACGATCAGTGGAGAGACTGCGCAGGTTGCTGCGTATGCAATCGACACAACGAACAACGCTGCACGCACGTCGTTGCAGGCGTCCCTGAACGCGCTCCCCGATCACGTGCTTGCGACTGTCGCGGAGGACGCTGCTGAACTTGGCTGGGCGAACGTTGCGAACAGGGACGCGATGGGCGCAATCGTGCAGGGCAGGACAGGGCAACTCACAGCAGACTTCACAAGCCTCACAAAGGACGTGCAGACGCGCTTGATTAGCGGCTTGCAAACGGGTGTCGCGCTGGGTGAGGCGCCAGCGAAAACAGCGAAACGGTTGCGTGACAGCATCAACGATCCGGTGCGTTTCGGGCAGGGACGTAGCGTGATGATTGCGCGCACACAACTTGCACGCGCATACGATCAAACGTCCAGAGCGTCGTACGCGATTGCGCGGCAGAACGGTGTCGTGGACGCGTGGGAGTGGCAAGCGTTCTCGTCTGCGTGCCCTATCTGCGGGGAGTTGGACGGGCAAGTGTTCGACATTGAGATGGATACGTACCGCCACCCCAACTGCCGCTGCGCAATCCTGCCCGTGCTTACGGACAGCCCGAAGGCGAAGCAGAAGCGTTTCACGGGCAGCGACACGCTGGAACTGCAAACCAGCCCGTCCGGCTGGACGCATTGGGGGAAGAAGAAAGGCAAGGGCAAGACAGCGAAGCCCAAGACGCCTCCGAAGCAACCAACAGCACCCACAACTGTCACGCCACCGCCTGTCACGCAAGGTCCGCGGCAGGTTACGTCTGTTGATGATCCAGCAGTTACAAAAATCTTCGGGCCAGATGACTTCCATCGCTCATACGCACAGCAACGGTTCGACCGTGGAGACGAGTATTGGTGGGACGAGGACGCCAACTTTGCTGTGCACCTAGACGCGGAGCGCCGCATCAAGAAGGAGATGATCCCTGAGTTCATGGACACAGCGAGGCAGGCTGTCACGGCTACGCGTCCACACTTGCCGCATGACGACGACCGCACGTTCATGTTCTCGTTCAGCAACAGGGCGAAGGGCGACACACGCGCCAGCACAAACATTGGCGGCAGAGTCATCAACGTGAACCCGCAACTGTTGGACGAACTAGCGGACAAGAAACCTGGCACACCGTTCTTCCCAGAGTGGAGCGTGTCGCAGGGCACACGCGTTCCAGCGGAAGGCGTCTACCGAACGCTTGTGCATGAGATTGGGCACAACGCTGACATCACTTTGAGTGTTGTCACGCAAGCGAAGAAAACGCTGTGGCAGAAATGGCGGTACGCCGGCCTGGAGACGGACGAGCGCATTCTTGTGCGCGCTGAGGCGCCAAGCGCGTACAGCAAGCGCACGAAGCGCGTAGTGCGGTATGAGGGTAAGGACGGCCCAACAGGGTACGCACGCACGGACATGAGCGAGATGTACGCGGAGGCGTTCGTGACGTGGATGGAGCGTGACAAACTTGACCTTGGCCCGTTAGCGCGGGAGTGGATTGACGAGTACGCAAAGATGTTTGGCTGGGAGGCAGTATGACGACGGTGTGGCGTGACAAGTTGATTGCTGACGATGACTACAAGAACCTGCACGACGTTGTCCTGTTGGACAAAGCGGCGAACGGAGAGGCAGGTGCGATTGAGGAACTGCGACGCCGAGGAATCAATGTGTAGTGCTGTAACCCGTGACACGCCGAACTGTGGTAGAACTATCCCTGAACGGGAGGAACGAGTAACATGAGCGATGAACAGCCTGCAGAGGCCGTTGAGGAAGAACAGCAAGACCAGCCGCAGGGCGAGCCGGAGCAGGCCGAGTCAAAGCCGCAGGGTCCTGACTGGAAAGCGCAGTCCCGCAAACACGAGGCGCGTGCCAAAGAGTCCGCAGCCGAGTTGAAGAAACTCAAAGAGGCGATGACTCAAATGCTCTCACCGGATCAGGTGGCCGATAAGGACGCTGCTGTGCAGGCTGCTAACCAGCGCGCACAGGAAGCCGAACTGAAAGCCATGCGTCTGGATGTTGCGCTCGCTGAGGGGCTGCCCCGTGACTTGGCAACGCGCCTTGTGGGGACAACTGAAGATGAGTTGCGCGAGGACGCGACGAGGCTGAAAGACCTTGTGAAGCCAAGTGTGAGCAAGGCTGATGCGAAGAAGGGAACAAACCCTGCTCCGCAAGCCGAACCGCCAAACGCCAACGACCTACTACGACAAATCGTGGCAGGGAAGCGGTAAGCCACCGCAGCCACGACTACCCCTTGAAGGAGGGACAATCATGGCTGTTCAAACAGACAATGTTGGTTTCGACAATGCTGAAGCCACGTTCGATGAGGTTCTTGCTGCGGAACTGATCAACAGTTTGCCGCAGGCCAGCGCCGCGCTGGCTAACCTCACCGTCATTCCGATGGGCACCTACACGGAGCGCATCCCCGTCCTGTCGGCTCTCCCGACTGCGCAGTTCCTTACTGCTGACCAGGAGATCAAGCCGAAGTCTGCTACGGCGTGGAAGAACGTCATGCTTCAGGCCGAGGAGATTGCTGTCATTGTGCCTATCTCTGAGAACGTGATTGCTGACAGCAGCATTGACGTTGTCTCCCGTACCACAAGCCTTATCGTGCAGGAGTTCGGTCGCGTCCTTGACGCTGCCGTGTTCTTCGGCACGGGCGCTCCCACGTCGTTCCCCGCTGGCGGCATCTACGGCGCTGCGCTCTCGCAGGGAACTGTTGTTCCTGGCACCGCTGCAATCGCTGACGACCTGAACACCATGTTCGGTCAAGTTGAGGCGCTTGGGCATGACGTGACTGACGTGTTCGCTGATCGTGCGCTGCGTACTGCGCTGCGTGGTCAGAAGGACGGCAACGGTGCACCGATCTACGTGCCAACCGAGGGCGATCCGAACGTTGGCTACATCTACGGCGTGCCTACTGCGTACCCGCTGGGTTGGGACAAGAGCAAGGCAACCGCGATTGCGCTTGATGACTCCTGCGCAATCCTGGGTCTGCGTTCCGACGTCAAGACAAAGATCCTGACCGAAGCGAACATCACAGGGTTCGGAAGCCTCGCAGAGCGTGACAGCATTGCTATCCGCGCCACGATGCGTGTTGCTTTCTGCCTCGCTGACCCGGTGAGCATCCTGAACGACACTCCGCTGCTGCCGATTTCGGCGTTGCAGCCCGTCACCCCGTAGTTCAGGAACAAACCCCACAGTCGGGAGGGGCTGGGTGTGCCCCCCGTGCCTCAGCCCCTCCCCCGACATTGCTAGGAGTTGATCGTGGCGATCCCACAGGATTGGATGCCGCCGGGAATGCCGGACGAGCAGAAGGACGAGATCGCTGCGAAGCACCCTGACGACCCTGCTGCGGCTGCTGCTGAAGCGTGGGCAGTTTGGGCGAACGAGATGCCTGTTGATGAGCAGGGCGTCAAGAGTGTGACTACGGGTGCGCAGTCCATTACGTACGATCAGTCTCCGTACGAGAGCGCAATGGAGCGCGCACGTTGGTACAAGAGTCGCAGTAAGAGTGCAGCAAGCGTTGATGTCGGCGGGACGTACCGTTTCGGGTGGAACGCACCTACGCGTTACACAGGATCGAGCGAAGCGGCAGACGGCGATCCAGCGTTGCCGAACGGGGAGCCGTGGGGCGCTTGGACTGTGACAACGGCTGACGTTGTTTTGACGAACGGGTCGGGGCCGCTGAACCGCAGCAACATTCAGACGCAGGAGGCAGCGAACCAGGTCATCGTCAATGAGATTGCTGGCAAGGCTGACGTGGATCACGTTCACGCTGACGACGGCAGCGCAGTTGATCTGTCGGATTATGAAACTAAGACTGAGGCTGCTGTTGCTCACAACAGCCTCCATCAGGACATTCAGGTTGGGTTAGCAAGTAAGTCGGACAAGGATCACGTGCATGAAACGGACTTGTCTGGCTTCGTTACGAAGGATGAGGCGAATGCAGCGCATCAAGCATTGGATCAGAAGATTGACGCGGCGGCAGCAGGAGACCACACCCACGCCGACTACGAAACCAAAGCCGAAGCCCAAACCGCGCACGACTCCCTCTCAGGGCGCATCACGCAAGTCAGCCAGGACAAAGCCGACACAGGCCACGGGCACATCGACCTCGAAACCAAAATCGCAGCCCAAGAAAGCCACCAAGACCTCCAAGACCAAATAGATGACAGGGCGCTAGTCAGCCACACGCACCCTGACGCGACACCTGACCTGAGTGACTACGAGACAAAGGTTGCGTCGGAGGCTAGGGACGCAAGCCTGGAGAACCAGATCAAGCAGAAGGCTGACAGCACGCACACGCACCCTGAAGTGCAGCCACCTGACTTGACGAACTACGTCACAAAGACGGAACTGTCCACGGATCAGGCGCGTCAGGATCAGGCGCTCACCGAGGGGCTTGCTGAGAAGTCGGAATACAACCACGTCCACGACGGCAGCAATGGTGGAGCCAAGTACGAACTAGAAGCGGACGCGGTGCAGCGGTACGAGCGCACGTCGCTGGAGTTGTCCACGAAGGCTGACAAGGATCACGACCACGGCGCAACTGACCATGACCACGACGATTACGCAACGTCGGTGGAGTTGCAGACTGAGACAGCGTTGCGGAAGCAGGGTGACGCTGACTTGCAGTCGCAGATCAACAGCGCGGTTGCTGGCGGCCATGACCACGACAACGATTACGCGAGCAAGAGTCACGCTCACGGCAACTACGCGGACAGCAACCACTCGCACCCTGAGTATGAGGGCGGCGGCGGGTCCAGCGATGTGACCAAGGCGTATGTGGACGCGCAGGACGCCACTGAGAAGCAAGAACGCATTGCTGGTGACGCTGCGGAGAAGCAAGAGCGTATTGCTGGTGACGATGCGGTCAAGGTGCTTCTGGAGCAGGAAAGCCATGACCGCGAAGCGGCTGACCTGGCCATGCAGTATCAGCACGCGACAGAGATTGACGACCGCAAGGCTGCTGACCAAAACTTGCAGGACCAGATTGACACGATCCAATCGGCGGGTTACGACGACACGCAGATCAAAGCGGATCTGGCGCAGGAAATCGCTGACCGTGAGGCTGGCGACACGGCGCTGAATGAGCGTATTGACGCGCTGGAGCCTTACGACGACAGCCAACTGAAGATGTACCTGTCGCAGGAAGTCATAGATCGTAAGGTCGCTGACGCTGAGTTGCAGGCGCAGATCGAATCGCTGCCGCACCTTGACCTGGACTTGCAGGGCGAGGTTGCGAACGTCACGGGCGTTGAGAACTTCGTCAGCATGGGGACGCTGCGGTACAAACTTGGTGAGTACGTGCTGGGGCGTGACGTCCTGGTGTATGAGGCGCAGTTCTTGCCTAACCCGTCTGCG